GCTCTGATTTCGGCGGTTCCTGCTTCCATTGGTTCGATTGCGGCTTGGAAAAACGCTCACCAAGGACGCAAAGAAAACAACTCCGACCACGCCAAAGTTCAGGCGCACCTTGAAAAACTGGACACTGGATTGGAAAAGTTAGACATCAGCATTGCCCGTATGGACTTGCGCTTCGACTCCATTGAGGATAAGGTGGAGCGTCACCTAGGTTGGCACCGTAACGAGGCGGCTACTACAGAAAGCCTTGCTGAGGCACTATCCAAGGAGTACACAGGTGACTACCCTACCTACCAATCCAAGCCCGACCCCGAACGCTAAGCCAGTTATTGACCCCAAGGCTCTCGGCGCAACGGTGACCCGTTATGTCGTTCCGGCTCTCGTCGGACTGCTCGTCTCGTGGGGAGCAAAGGCTGGCTTCACCTTGACGACCACTCAGGCGTACGCTTATGTCGCCCCTGCCGTGGCGACCGCCTACAGCACCGCCCTTCACTTTGCCGAAGCCAAGGTTCCGGCTCTCGGCTGGCTCTTGGGTGCCAAGCGTCCTGCCACTCTAACGAAGTAACATTCACCACGCAGGCGCATTGCGCCCGTACGGCAGAATCCCCACCTACCCAACTAAGGGCTGGTGGGGATTCTTGCTTTGCGTGGCGTGATAGCCACGACCGTTGATTAGTCAGCCACCTTCACCGTGACGGAGATTCCGCCCTCGGTGTGGGACAGACCAGCAATCGTGTCACCCGTACTCGGGTCGACCACAGCGTCACCGTCGAAGTCCACGACCTTCTTGATAGTCGAGACATCAGCCTCACGCTTGACACGAATCCACTCGGGGTGGTTCACCTCAGCCCATGCGAGGAATGCTTCTGCGTCCTCGACAGCGACCTTCGGTTGCGTGATACGGCTGGCAATCGACCCGTCTGGGAAGTCGAGCGACTTGCGACCGTCAGCCTCGTTCTCACGAACGGCGACCAAGTAGTCCTTCAGCAGGTTCTCGAAGTACTCGACGGTGTTGGAGTTCTGCTCCGTGTTCAGTTGTACCCAACGGTTGATTCGGTCGAGTTCAATCTGAGCCTGACGCTTCACCTCGTCGATACGACGCTGAGCCTGAGCCAATGAGCGCATTGCCCACAGAGCCTCGTCGTCGTTGCTAAGAGCAAAGCGGTTCTCTCCAGTGTCTCCGAAGGTGAAGCCCTCGGGGGTTCCCTGCTGGACGAGGAAGTCCTCTAGGGAAGTTGAATCGAAGTTGGCAGTCATGCCGTTACCCTTTCTGTCAGTTGTTTGTTGCTACATCATTATGGCACATACCTGTAGGTAGTGTCAAGTATTAGTCGTTGAAGTGCCTGTCCTCAACGGCAATGTCCTCCGCACGAGACTCGGCGATGATTCGCTCCTGCTCCTCAATCTCCGCCTCGCTCAATCGGGCGACCCACTGGTTCACCTTGAAGGGGTGGCTCATGGCTGTTCCTTTCTGTCAGTTGTTCACTACCCAAACAGTATGGCATAGGGGTGCGACACACGGGTGGATACCCGATTCATCACCATGCTTGACATGGGTTGAGTACGCGTGTAGACTTCACCCTTGACGGTACCGATAACGGTTAGACAAAGAAAGAGAGGTTGGGCAATGAGTTCATTGTTCACCAAAGCGACCAAGGCGGAAGCCAAGGCTCGTATCGCAGTAACTGGACCTTCAGGTTCGGGCAAGACCTATTCAGCACTTACTTGGGCGACTGTCCTTGCCGAAGGTGGCAAGATTGCGGTGATTGACACCGAGCGTGACAGTGCCAAGTTGTACGCCGACAAGTTCGACTTTGACGCTCTGTCAATGTCTGCTCCCTATCACCCCGACCGCCTCATCGAGGCTCTGAAGGTCGCCGAGGACGAGAACTACGCAGTCGTCGTCATCGACAGCCTCACCCACTATTGGAACGGACAGGGTGGCGTGTTGGAGATTGTCGAGCAGGCGGGAGCGGCGTCGAAGGGAAATAACTTCGCAGGCTGGCGCACCGCCACTCCCATTCAGCAACGAATGGTTGACGCAATCCTCGCCTTCAACGGACACATCATCACCACCATGCGCTCTAAGACCGAGTACACCTTGGAGAAGGACGACCGTGGTCGCACGACCCCCAAGAAGGTCGGCATGGCTCCGCAACAGCGTGACGGTATGGAGTACGAGTTCACCCTCGTCCTCGAAATGGACACCGACCACCGCACGATTGTGGGCAAGACCCGTTGCGAGGCACTGGCAGACCAAGTGTTCGCACCGAACAAAGCCACCGACGCCGCCCAAATCTTTCTGACTTGGTTGAAGTCCGGTGACCCAATCATCAGCGACACCGAGCGAGATGTCCTCGACGGTCGCATTCGCTCCCTGACCCCTGCCCAGCGTCGTGAGTTGGCGAAGCAGTGGGGCGAGGCTGGACTGCCCAAGGTGAACAGCCTCACCAAGGCTCGCCTCGTGGAAGCGACCACGCTGGTGGCTACGGTCGCCTCAACCGACGACATCGAGGAATCGGGCGAGGTCGCACCCTCGTAAATGGGCGCGAGAGCGGCTCAGTAGCCCTCAGAGCGGCTTGGATACCGCCCGAGTACCCAACACGGGGAAAGGGCGGTATCGCCGTATCTAAAGCCTTGTAGGTATCCCCTACATCAGCAACCCGTATCGTGTACAGTCCCTATCCCACGAACAGCAAAGGAGTGACCATGAGCGACGCAGGACGAGCCTATGTCGAGAAGCACTCGCCCTACACAGGGGCAATGTTCTTGATTCACCTACGGCTAGGCAACATCGAGAACGACACCTACAACCACCGGCTCTTTATCTCGGACGACAACCTCGCCAAGTTGTGCCGTTGCTCGACCAAGACGGTTCAGCGAGCCAAGGCGCAAATGGTCGAGGACGGATTCCTCCGACTACTGAAACCGGCGAAGGGTCAGCGCATTGCCGAGTACGAGTTTCTGTTCCCCGACACGAGCGTGAACATCACCTTGGAGCGCATTGAGGACGACGAAGTAGGTGGACAAAATGTCCAGCCAAGTGAAAAAGTAGGTGGACATTCTGTCCAAGTAGGTGGACATCTTGTCCAAGTAGGTGGACATTTCGTCCCCGAAAACGAAACCTCTCCTATTTATAGAAATAAAGAGATAGAAAGTACGGAAAGTACTTACCCCATTCCTGCGGAAGTGGGGGACACACGAAGCGAATCAGCACATCTAGCACCCAAGCAGAAACCGAAGCCGTACATCACCGAGTTCGAGGCTCTGTGGAGCGTCTACCCACGCAAGGTGGGCAAGGGGGTGGCATACGAGGCAGTGGTTGCCCGACTGCGAGCGAAAGTGCCCTTCGAGACGCTTCTGCGAGCCACCGAGAACTACGCACGACTGCGAGCAGGTGAACCCGAGGTCTACACGCTTCACCCGTCGACCTTCTACGGTGCCAAGTTGCGCTACGAGGATTACTTAGCACCCACGAGCGCAGTGAAATCCTCGACGACCAAGAACGCCTACAGCGACATCGAGGCGTTCCTCATGAACGGAGCAGAGTGACCCGACTCGAAACAGCAAAAATCTGCGCTTTGTTGAAGGCGGCTTTCCCTGTGTGGCAGACGACTCCGGAGACAATCGAGTTGTATCACGCCATGCTCCAAGACATACCCAGTGAAATCGCACTGCGAGCGGTTCAGGACTGGGTTCTGACGAGCGAGAAGTTCCCGACGATTGCCGGTATCCGACGCAAGTGCGCCGAAGTCACGGGTGCGCTTTCACCAACCGCCAGCGAGGCGTGGGCGGAGGTTCACGAAATCGCCGAACGCTACGGCATTTACAACGAGAACCGACCGGCGTGGTCGCACGACCTGATTCGCCAGACCGTCAAGGCACTTGGCTACTACCACATCTGCCAGACCGACAACATCAGCACCGTCAGGGCGCAGTTCAACAAGATGTACAACGAACTGCGTGAGAAGGCGGACAACGAAATCGTCACATCATCAGCATTTGCTTTGGGTGGCGAGAAAGTTGCGCTACCCAACTCAACTGTGGTACAGTCTCAGCAACCCCAACTCGGGGCATAACCAAGGAGAACCAACAAATGACCGATGTCACCCCCACCCCAAGCCCCGAGCCGAAGTCCGGCTGGCACACCCTGAGCCAGAACGCCAAGATTGGCGTTATCGGCGGAGTCATTGCCCTCATCGTTATCATCGCAGTAGCGAGCGGTGGCAGTAACCCCACCCCGTCGACGACGACGCAGGCGACCCAGACCACTATCAGCACGAGCCAGCAGTGGAGCGATTGGAAGTCGAACTTCCAGCCCGTCATGAGTCAGTTCCGTAGCGACTACACCACGACGATTGCCGACCTCAGCAACTCCAATGTCAATGCCGCTAACTCTGACTTCGCCACTTTGGCGCAGGACGCTTCCAACCTCAACTCGTTGGCTACCTCGCCTGACTCGACAATCAACGGCGATGTTCAGCAGTTGGCGAACGATGTTCAGACCCTCTCGACCGAAGGTCTCACTTCAATCAGCAACATTCAGAACGGTGGCTCAGCGACGCAGGGCTTCAGCGACGCAAGTACGGCGGTAGGCAATGACCTGACGCAGTTCTCGACTGACCTGTCCAACGCCAACGGCAACTACGCCTAATCACCGCAAGGTTCTCGGCACTTATCGTGGACAACAAGCGTTGCGGTAAGTGCCGAGAAATCCTGCCCGTGAGCGAGTTCATTCCTCGCCACGACAAGCCCGACAAGTACTTACCGAACTGTAAGGCGTGTCGAGGCACTAAGACGGGCGGACTGAAGCGAACGCCCATGAAGCGTTCAGCACCCATGAAACAAACGCCGATGAAGCGCACCCCTATGAAGCGCACGGCAATGGCAAAGTCCACTTCACCTAACGAGTACGAGTTAGAGTTCCGCAAGATGAAGCCCGTGATTCGCAAGCGGAGCAAGTACAACTGCGAAGCAAAGACCGAAGCCTGTATCGGGGCTGGGCAACACATTCACCACCGCAAACTGCGCTCGCAAGGTGGCACGAACAGCGAAGCGAATCTCATCGATGTTTGTATGCCATGCCACGAGTGGATACACGCCCACCCAGCCGTGTCGTACGAGAAAGGCTGGCTTATTCATGGCTCGGACGAGGAAACACCACTGCGATAGTTCCGACCTAGGATTGGAACATGGCAAAGAAGCAGGGAACCCTCAGCACCCCATACGGCGCAATCGATGTGGGCGACATTGGCTACGCACACACCACCGGACTGCTTGGATTCCTGATTCGCTTAGGCGAGACAATCAAGTTCCGTAGTGGCAGATTCAATCACCAGTTCACGGTCGTCAGCACGGGCGAACTGAGCAACGAGATTTGGATTGTCGAAGCGACCCTGAAGGGCGTGAAGTTATCGCTCCTGTCTGACCTCCTAGACAAGGGAGCCGACATCACCATTCTGCCCCCACCGGCAGTGTGTGAACGGCACAAGATTGCCGAGTTCAACTTCGAGCAGGTGGGTTCCAAGTACGGACTCCTGAGCGACATCTGTATCGCCGTTGACATTCTGACTTGGGAGTGGGTTCCTGCCTTCCGTCGACCCTTCACTTGGATTTGTTCAGCACTCGCACAAGAGGGTCTGCGTTACGGTGGTTGGCTTATTTCACTGGGTGACATCTACACGCCCACGCCCGAGCAGAACTTCATTCGCCACAGCGCACAACTGATTCACGAGAAATCGCTCGCTTCATAGTTGCTTCACCACGGTTGAGTTGTTACACTCTCACTACCGAACGCAGCGACCTAACCCCAACTAAGGAGAATCATGCCTTTGAGCGACGACGCATACAACAACTTCATCAACAAGTGGGCTAAGCACAACAAGGAGATTGTCCACTGGATTATCTCCCAGCCCGTTGACAAGACGAACTTCAAGGAACACTTCAACAACTCGCCCGAACCCATGGTGGAAAAAGAAAAGTCCAAGGGGACAATCATCTACACGCCCCACGACTGCGAGTTCCCCGACCCCAGTGAAATCGCCGTTGGCACTATCTGGGCTTGCTACGGATACCGCCAGAACCGCATGTGCTACGACCAGTGGATTCTGGTCGCTGGCGAGAACGGCACGAAGT